CGCCTGACAGGAAAGATGTCTCGGATTAGATCATCCATAGAGCTTGCCATAAACAGTAAAAGAACCATCCTTATTGATCGGCACTAACATAGGTGTAACCCTGTTTCCATGAGTTTCAATGATTGCTACGCTCATCTGCCAATTAGCGGCTCCTGCCTTCAAATAAGACGCTTTTGTCTTTTCCATGACACATCCTGCCTCTACGCCCCACAAAGTCCTGTATCGGGCTCCTATGCCCTCTGTGAAGGCACTAATGCCTGCTCTGTGAGTATGTCCACAGACTACTGACTTGCCGAATTTCTTGGCTAAACCTAAAGCTGTAAGTCCGGCGTTAGAGTTCATCGATCCTTCATCGCCATGCACTAAGACCCATCCGTTATGGAATTCAAATGGCTTCCTGTGAAAGCGTATCCCCATGTCAGAGAAGCCCATAAAACGGGCGTAGTCGAGTTCTGGAAGTCCGATGAGGCTAGGAGCGCCTCTAACGAGAGTGTGGTAAAGACGATCGGTATGGTTGGATCGAGTGATGTCGGTAGTCCGCAGATCCCAGAGGATGTTTTGAGCCAGAGTTCGATCGGCATCTAATTGCCCTTCGTATTCTAGGTGTGTACCTTTAGCCCACTTAGACTGGGATTGCATGTCAAGCTCATCGCCTGTGTTTAATACTAGATCGAACTTCTCTTTATTTACTAACTTGATTAGATTCTTAACTGCCTTCTCATGGTGAAATGGGATCTGTAGATCCGAGATCACTAGATAGCGTTTTTTAGTCATCTTCCTCATCTTCGTAATCGCCGAACCTTTCTGGTTCGACTGGAGATGGCAAGATCCATGCTGGATAAGACTGTGGCTCAGTAATCATAAACAGAGCGATAGACTCAGAGAAGCCAGCCTTCTTTAAGGATTTATAGTATTCATGCAACCCAATGCAATAAGCATCAAGCTCTGAATAGCCTTGATCTTCCAATGCTCTAGTTGCTCTTCTTGCCATAAGATAATTGTCACTTCTCTAGGATGCGTAATATGGTTTCGACACGCGCTTCCAGTAAGTTAATCTGATCGCGCATTGAGGAGCCTGAGTTAGGCTTTAGTTCGGCGAGGTAGTGCTTTACTAACCATCGCACCGAGCCAATAAATGAACCAATAACGGTCGTAGCAGCAACAACAAGAGCCGCCGTGTCCTGCGCAGTCATTATCGTTTAGGTGAGGCATAACCGAACACGCCTGATAAGACAGACCATAGGATTGCTCTGTAGTCAAGGTTGAAATTACTTGCTGACCATGCTGCAAGGAAAGCGCCTGCTGCAAGGATTGCTGGATTCTTTAGATTCATTATTCTCCGCCTAACATAGGTATTTGATAAAATTCACCGCGTAGGTCAGCTTCTTTCTTAAAGCTGAAATGAGCATGGTGAGCGTGTTTGTTTGCACCCTTGTACTTCCTTTTAATAAACCTAAACTTCGATGAATAGATAAACCCATCAAAGATGATGTAATCAATACGCTTCTCGGATCGTGTCTTACAGGCTCGGACAATCTGATCAATAATGTAGGGCATGAGGTCAGGTTTTGACTTACCAGATACATCTCGGTCAATGTCAATCGCTCTAACAATCCCAGTTTTTGCACAAGGCACATGGTCACTAGTACCCGCTGCAAGGTGTCTTGCATCCGCAATCCAGCCATCGGAACGGCGATCACGATCTGGGTAGGCATCGTCAAATTGCTCGCGTAATTGTATGCCAGCTTTGCTGAGTCTTGGCTTCATTATCCTAGAAGGATTTTGGCTTCTTCATCTGTAAGTCCAAGACGATCAAGAATCTGTGCGCGAGCATTAGCTTTTGCTTCTGCTTGGGTTTTGAATGTATTGCGGTCAGCTTCCTCTAATTCAAACTTAGCGAATTCATCCGTATTCATTTCGCGTTCAATGATTTCACCCGTTGCTGCATTGTGAATTTTTACTAATGGTTTAGTCATTATTTTTGTCCCCATACTTCATAAGTGCCGCCACCCCAAGTAGCAGGTGAATATAATTGAACAGATGTTACAGCTGATGTTATTCCAGTTGCTGCCGATGTTACATAACGAGTTGTATTTGTTGAATTGCTTGCTTTAACAAATGCCCAAGATTGTGCTAGTTGAACACTTGTCGCAGTATAATCTGGAATAAGAATATAAGCATGAGCGTCTGTATTGACTGTTGGAGTATTAAAAGTTACATAATGCCCAGATTGCGATTGGACTTGATAAGTTCCATTGGCGTTCTGAAATTCAAGCGCAAGAGCAAAGCCAGTAGAATTTGCTTGAAGAATAAAATCGTTAGTTCCGCCTGAATTGTAAAAATCTTTAACATAAATAACTAAGTTTTCATAAGTCTGTGGAATTGAAGTTATTGAGACGGTTGTTCCTGAAAGAGTACCAGAGGCAATTAAAGTCATTCCGCCGCTTGCAACAGTGGCCCACTTTAATCCTGTAGCGGCAGTAGAATCGGCAGTAAGCACGGTGTCATTTGCACCGACTGCAAGACGGGAAAAAGTATCTGCACCTGTACCGGCAACTAAATCACCTTTAGCATCAATCGCTGTCGCCATAGAGTTTGTAACAGTTACAGTGCCAGATGTACCGCCACCGCTAATACCTACTCCAGCTGTTACACCTTCAATATCACCTGTTGCACCTGATGCTACCCATGCTGCACCATCGTAATACCACAAACCATTAGTGTCTTTAGTAAAGGCAAATTGTCCTTCTTGAGGGGAAGTAATTGCAGCATCTCTAGCAGCAGCACTGGCAAAAACCAATACACCTTGCATCAAATACCCATTAACATCTGCGGCGGTTAAAACCTCACCGCTTGAGAAGTTCTTAAATCCTAGTCCTGCTGCCATTTGTTCTCCTAGTATGCCAATACGGATGTGTCAAGGATACCGTATAATGTCGAGTCAAGGATGAAGCCATCCAAGACATTTTCCTGTGTTGTAAGCGTTGTTTTCCATGTGTTAGGCGTGATGCTGTGGGCTATGCCTTGACATTGAAGAGTCTTGACAATGGTAGTACCTGCCACATTCACATTTGTAATCTGCATAGGATCGAAGTAGTCCAAGTCCAGTGCAGCTGTAACCCCTGCCGAATAACTCAGAGTTACTAGGTCAAGGGTAATAGTTTCAATTCTAAGAGTGGTGTCCTTACGCGATGCCACAAAGTTAGCTGCAAGATCCAGAGCCTCGGCATCTGTCTGCATAAGCATCTCATTAGCTGTGATGCTATGAAGGAAGAATTTATCAATAGAGTCTTGATTTGAGGCAGTCTGAGTAGTACCGCCTGTGCGTGTGACAGAGGCTTGATTCACGATTGTCTTATCATCTAGGGCAAAAGTAATGCCAGCATAAGGAATCGCTGTAGATCCAGTGGCATTAGAAAAGACTGTAGGTGTTGCTGAAGATGATGTATAGACAAAATCTCGATCTTTGAATACTGCGTTGCCAGCCTTGTCAAAGTAAAAGGCTCCTTGCTCTGTAAAGGTAGCAGTTTCAATGGCTGCTAAAGCTGTGCGAGTTGTGGCCGGATCTGCCTGACATAGTGTTTGACCAGTCATAATAGACCGAGAGCTTGAAGGCCAGCCGATTGTGTCTAGGATCTTATCGATGCGTGTGCCAGTGCCTTGCCCTGCTGTGGCACCTGTGACTGTAGTTACATTTGAGTTAAACACTAATCTAAAAGCATCTGAGCATACTAAATCAACATAACCTAGTTCTTGATCTGTAGGGTAAGTGTAAAGGTATTCCTGAATGTAACCCTTAAAAATAGGATAAACAGTGCTTGCGTAATCTGCCTCAATAATAATTGAGCGCAAAGGTACGAGATTAGGATAATAAGGGCTAGATGTATTCTGTGGGTTCCAGTCACCATTTTGATCAATAATTCTAACTGTGGCTGTACCTGCTAAATACTTATCCTGAAATAGGTTACGCGCTTTGCGTGTATCAATTTTAGTAACTAGATTAGATACATCAATAACTACAGTGCCTGGCTCCGCAAGAATAGCAAAATCAAGTTCTGATGTGTCCAGTACAAATGGAGAACCAAAACTGGCTCCACCTGTTAAGTTGATCTTAACAATAGGGGTTGCTGGTAATGCCATTAGTACACCGTACTGTAATTAACTGGAGTACCCGAAGCCTGTTGTGAGTAAAGCCCCTGTGTGATGGCTGAGACTAGATCGCGCTCTGTTGAAACTGATCCGGCAACATTTACAATCACAGATGTACCACCACCGATAGATCCACCCATGCCATAAGATGATGGAGTTGCGTTAGTGCCTATGGTATCTACACTAATCTTGCGCTCAATTCTTTCTCTCGCCTCTTGTAATGCTTTCATGCGATCTTCAAGATCACCCTGAATCTTGCGTTCAATCTTAGACTTAGACTCTGACAGTAAATCGGCTGTGGCCTGCTGCTGTGGAGTAAAGAAAGCAGATGCATCTGTCATAGGCTTGATCATGGCTAATTGTGATAACTCGTAAGCCATGCGCTGAATAGTCAATAACCAGCCAGAGAAAGGATTTTGAACATCATTAAGCCCCACCATGTCAGTGCGAAGTGCAGCTAACTTCTGAGCATTAGCCACCATGCTA